TATATCTTATATCTTATATCTTATAACGCGCCGCCCGGCGGGGTGGGCATAAATCCCGGACCCCCTGCCAAACACGCACGAATGACTGCCCACGCACGAATGGGGGGTGACCCCTCACCTGGGGGCGTGTGCCTCAGCGTACTGGGCAGCAATCGCCCAAGCGGGCACCCCCCAGTGCTGGTAACCAGTGGGGCGGTAAGCGTTGCGCTCCTGGTCGGCACGGGAGATCCATTTGATCTGACGGGTCTGGAGGTCAGAGCACATGGAGAGGGGGAAGATGGTCATCGGTTCGGGGTGTGAACTGCTGATAGTGTAGCACGAACGGGGCAGGGGTCAATACCCCAACCACACCAGGAACTCCCCGCAGTCAACCCGCTCCCCTTCCATGTGCCCATAGTCGGCGGCGAAGTCGGAGAGGCAGGAGTGCATCGCTGCCGATTCCAGGGCAATGTGCCAGGCGATGGTGTCGTTGGCAGGGTGAGAGCAATCCCACAGGATGTCGGAGAAGGTGGTGCCAGGGGCGTACACGTTCAGGCAGTCACGAAGGGCGGTGGTCATCGGGGTGGGTTGCTGTTGAGAGTATTGTAGCAGGTCTGGGGTCAGTTGGCGAACCATGCTTCGTGGGCAAGGTCGGATGCCAGTTCCTCCAGGTTGTCCTCCGTCAGTTTGGACCCGTAGAACTCCAGGATCTCAGGGTCAAGGGAGTCCAGGTCGCAACCATAGAGGTCCACCGCTTGACGCTCTGCCAGTGCCAGCAGGTCATCGTAGAGGGAGAGCAGGCGTTCTTCGGTCATCGGTCGTTTGCTGTTGAGAATATTGTAGCAGATCGGGGGGTCACTGCCCGTTGGTGTACTCCCCGATGATGATGCCCGTCTCATTGTGGCGGACCTGGGCGTAACCGTACTCCTCACTCAGGGAGTAGCAGAGGTCCCATGCGCGGTCCTCATCGGTGGTGGTGTTCTCCCAAGGGGCAGAGGGGCAGATAACGTCGTAGCGGGTCATAGGTCGTTTGCTTTGGTATGCCTTAGTGTAAACCCCCCACCGGCGGTAGCAGGCAGGGGGTGTGCGGTTTCAGAACTGGACCTCCTGCAGCGTGGCAGCGTGATTCAGGAAGTCTGCGATGTTCTCCTGTTCGACCTCAGCAGTCAGGGTCTCCAGAATCTCCAGGATCTGATTCCCATTGCGTCCACGGCGGAGCAGGGAGATGGCAAGGTTGCTGGTCATGATGTCAGGGGGTGTGGGGTGAGAGTATTGTAGCAGGTCAGCGGGCAAACTGTGCCAGACTGCTGGGGGCAACGTGAGCAGGCGATCCGCAGGACCGGTAGAAGTCTACCATACGCTCCGCTTCGGTCAGGGTCTTAAACCACTGCGAGCGCCACTCGGTGTGGTTGTAGGGGGTCTGGTAACGGACTTCGATTCTCATGGGTCGGGTGTCGGTTGCTTTGGTATTGTAGCAGGTCAGGCAGCAATCAGCAGGTCATTCTCCCAACGGGCATCCTCCAGCACCTCAGCGTAGAGGGCATCGCAGAGGTCATCATTGAACAGGAGGTCGGCAATCTGCTCCAGGGTCACGGAGAACTGGCGATCCTCATCTGCCTTCAGGATGGCAGCGCGGCACTGGGCAGCAATCTCATCGATGCTCAGGGCACGGTCGGTGGCAGGGTTGTAACGCATGGGTCGTTTGCGGTTGACTTGTTAAGTGTAAGGGGTCGGGTGGGGTCTCAGGTGGCAGGGTGTGCCACCTGGTGGATTGTCACCCCAGCAGGATGGCAGTGGGCAGGGGCAGGAACTGCAACCACTTTTGAGCAGGTTTCACAATGCCCATCTGCGACAGAATGCAGTTATCTTCACCGATAGAAAGTTGCAACTGAGAGAACGAATCTTTGCGACCAGAGGAAGACTTCCAAACGTTGGACTTGGTGAGATTGGTATCAATCAAAACCATGCCAAAGTTGTCGATTTGATTATCACTGAAGGTGTACTTAATCGACCACACAAGGTTAGTCTTTTTGCCACCAAAGTGAGAGGTTTTGTTACCAGTGGCAAAGGACGATTTAGATTCGCCGCCCATCAATTTGAACTCAACAGGTTGACCTTCGATGATGTAATCATACCCGGCAACTTCCTCACGGCGACCATCAATCCCAAGGCGACGGATTCCTTCCTCAATCACCTCATTCACAATGTACTGAAAGACCTTTGTAAAGTCTGCAGTTTCCATGCCGCTATCTTTAATCTGTTGCAGAGTCTTACCATACAGGCGGAACTCTTCACGAACGTAGCGGTTGGTTTCAGTCACCACAAAAGCGGTGAGTTTCTCAAGGGTGGCAGTCAGAGTCATTAGAGGAAATGCTGTGGAGGGTCGTTTCCCCTCCGATGCCATTAGTATAGGGTACCGGTGCGGGCACCCTAGCGGGGTTGTGCCACCTATTCAACTGGCACACTGAAAGCGTCCGCTGTTGAAGTTAGCGTTACTGAAGACCTCACGATTCACCAGTTTGAACATACCAAACTCATTGGTCATCACATAACCTTCGGAATCAATTCGATTGCCGTAGAGGTAAGCGGCAGGACCATCATTGCGGCAGATGAAGAGACAATCATCTTTGATCGACTTCACCAATGCCCACAGACGCAGCAGGTTAGCATCACAATCAAAGTCTTCGGGGTTGACTTCTTCACCAGCACGAATGCAGGCATTAATTTGCTGTTTGATCTTTGCCGCTTCCTTAACAGAAACAAACTCACAGGCAGTAGACATTTGACGGGCAAAGTTGCAGACTTCCTCTACATCAGCAAACGATTCTTGACCGTGCTGAATGTATGCTTGCGGTTTCACAAATTTGCAGTAGTGAGTATCAGTGATGATGTATTGCATCGGATACGCAACAGCATCCCGCAGGTCATTCTCTGCCACGTAGATAGTGTGAGGAGCGACAATGATCTCCTGATAGACTACCTCAGGAAACTTGTAAGTGATCGTGTTGGGAGTATACTCATCACTACCACCAAACCCAATAAAATCACCTTGAATGATAGCATCTGTGCGAGGCAGATAATCAAAGCAAGCGTGAAGAATACGCGCAACTTCACCCTGATAGAACGAATCAATCTCTTCATGATTGTGGGCAATACGAATCTTTTTCTTGTTAAAGACTGCCTTGGTTCCTACAAAGAACTCACCGCAGGCAGGATCGATTCCCCACACGATTGCAGGGGCACCGTCAATCTTGACGCTCAGATTGCCAGGCGTCACGAACCAATCCAGGACAGAAAGGTCACCCGTCAGGATAGAATCTTCGGGGTGCTCAAGGTGGGTGTTTTTCATACTGTTAGTATTGCAGGGATTGGTGCCGATTGCAAGGGGGGTTGTGCCACCTTCTCAACTGGCACACGAGCAGCCGACTTAAGTATAAAAAAGGGGGAGCATATTGCCCCCCGATTCTTTATGCAAACATGAAACCATTGGTGAAATCGTATTCATTGTAGACAGGAGAAGTTCCTGCCTGCCCGATGAACTTGTGGACAAACCAATTGAAGTTGCGTTGAAACACACATTCACCCTTGATTCCGTGCTCTTTGAGAATCGCATTCAGACGCGATTTGGTGGTCACAGACTGATAACCACCGTCAAAGATTTGCACGAAGTTGTCACCAATGGTAGCAATGTGATTGCCGTGCAGATACACTTTGGACTCGTTAGTTTCGGAGTCAAAGGTAACCTCAGTGTTGCCAGACTTCCAATTGATGGAGTCACGAATGGCAGCATTCATCTGGGTTTCGATCTTACGCATTTGGGGGTTTCCCTCTCAACAAAGGTAGTATGAACCAGATCGGGGAGCATTGCAACCCCCCTTGTGCCACTTGTTCAACTGTCACCCAGGAGGTCGGGATCTAGCAGATCGGGATAGTAAGACTCAACCTCAGAAATCAGTTCCTCATCAGTATAACTGGTGATGTTTTCTTCCATCTGGTCACCAACAATCTGCAGCAGATCTTTGGTGCTCATGTTGTCAAGCAAACGGTCAATGTATGCTTCAACGAGTGCTTGACGATCGAAAGTGTTGGTCATGGTTTCAGTTCAGAATGTGACGATAATCAATGGATTTGATGCACCAACCTGTTGCACAGGTGATCTCTTCTACGAGGTCATCTTCATCATCTGCCTCCCAGATTTGACCGACAGTTTCTGCAACAATCTCATTGTATTCTTCGAGTGTGACCTCATCATCAGGATCATCAAAATCGAAGAAGATTTCGGTGACTTGAAACTGCATCAGACTTCATCCCTCATTTCAGAAAGTTTCTCATAGAGTGCAGAAACATCTACATTCAGTTTCTCACTCACAAAACTCCAATCATCATGAAACTCAATCAGTGCCAGAATGGCATCGAGTTCCTCAAAAGTCAACGAAGTGAGAGTCATTTCCGCAGAGGAGAATTGTAGTAACGAGTGAAGCATAGCACCAGGATGATGCCAGTGGAGATGACACCGACCAGTCCGAGAACTGTCACAGCATCGCCAGTGAAGTTGTAAGTGTCAGGCATCAGTAATCGTAATCAGCGGCAAGATACTCATTCACATCGAACTTCTCATCACGAAGTTCGGGAATGTCAAGGTCGAAGATTTCACCAGGAGCATCTTGAATCTCACTCCAGAGTTCGTCAAACATGGTTTGTCTCTCAGGGACGAATGTAATGTATCAGGGATTCAGGCAGAGCACAAGGGGGTGTGTGCCACTTCCTCAACTGCCACAATGATACCCGTTTCGTTGAAATATTTCATGGCAAGATCATGTGCCGTTTCATAATCATCGACGATCTGGCATTGCCAACTGCCGATGACATCAGGACCAGGAATGAATGCAGCAAACATAATACCTATTTCAGTTTGAGTTTGAGTGCTTGAAGTGCTTGTTTTCGGGACTTAATTTTACCCTTACACATTCCCTTGGTTCGCTTATGCTTACCAGAGTTGTGTTGCCAGTTGGGTGTCATTGGGCAAATCCCTCATCAACAAATGTAATGTATCAGGGATCCTGGCGCACCACAACCCCCTGTGTGCCACCTTCTCAACTGGCACAAGGTTTCTTATATAAACTCCGCGAGATAGTAATCCAAAGGCAACTCAAGTTCTGCCGCTTTAGATTCCCATTCATCCCATTCTTCCTGAGAAGCATCATTCAGGAAATCTTGGAAAGTATAATCAAACTGTGGACCACACATTCGAATCAATTGCGTCAACAAAGGTAATGTAAACCATCACGTGGAATTCAGCAAGGGGGCTTGTGCCAGATTCTCAATTGTCTTTATTCTCAATAAGGTCCTCGTTATTGAGAATAGGTCCAATCTTTAAACTGGCACATTAATCATATGAATCTAGATGTATGATGCTATGATGCACATTCTCATCACCTTCGAGCTGCAATATTTCTGCCCATTCATATGCATCTAGATCTAGATCATCATAACACTCTACATCTAGAATGATACGAACTCGTTGCTTATGTGCTAACATCATAACGTTATGCATAATGACGATATGCTAGATCTTGATAATCATGCGAATCTCGTGCATAATCATCGTCTAGATCTAGTGTATAGTTCTCATCTAGATCTGCATAATCATTGGTGTATGTATAGTCAAAATCGTAATCGTCGTACATGAGCTCGTCGAGATTGTGTGATGTGACTTGTGTATTATAGCACAAAGCTCGACGAGATTGCAAACGTGGCGCAAGTTCTAGTCGAGATTCATATGATAGTATATATGATTCTCGAATGTTCTAGACGAGTTATGATGTGGATCTCGTAACATATAGGTCTCGTCGAGATTCTATCATGCTTCTAGAAGAATGTCAAGTCTCGACTAGATTTTATGTGAGGGTCTGGGGATTTTTATGGGGGCGGGGGTTGACAAACTGCTCTTCTTATGATACGCTCGCTTAGGTCACAAGTCCTGGAGGCATTAAACAAGTCCTGGAGGCATTAAACAAGTCTTGGAGGCATTAAACAAGTCTTGGAGGCATTTATAAGCATTTAAGACATAAAGTCTCAGAGGCATTTATAAGCATTTATAAGCAGTTGATTCTCATTATCAAAACACTATTGATTCTCAATAATATTCATCTTATTGAGAATGTTACAACAAACACATTTATATTTTTTAATACCTTTTTTTAATTAACTTTTAATTAAAACAATAATTTCACTCTCTTTACATCCTTGTGTCTGAATATACTTCTCCCATAGAGTAGCATCTTCAATCGTATAGAAAGTTGCGATTTGTTTTGAGTATGTTTTCTTTTTCGGTTTCAGATACTTTACTTGGTATTTCATTGTGAATGTAGATTTCAATTGGTTGATTATCATTCCAGTGTCGTATGACTCCTGCAACAATGAAAGCATTGGTAATCAAGTAAGTTGCAAAGATAAACGTACGAATACCTGCAACAACATCAGACTCTTTATCACACTTGGATGCTTTCTCTCCTAATGCTTTTGCCCACCATCTCCATACTTTCATTTGTCCGATTCCTTCAGAAGTTTAACTTGATTCCATTCATTCTTATACACCAACAAACAAGTATCATTTGCACGGTAACCTCCTACTCTCACACAAACAGAAATATACTCTTCACAGATAAATCGAACTTCACCAATCCAATCTCTGTATTGCACAATGATACCTTCACTAAAGCATGGTTTCATACAAATGCAGCAGTTAATGGAGTTTGCTTTGGTAACATGGCAGAATAAGGAGTTGTATCTTTTATGTCCACCGACTGTCCAACACTTTTGGAGTTGATGGGGGAATGATAGGTTCTTGTTTTGGTGTTGTAGAATCCCCAGATACAAGCAACGGGATCACCAAGATTATAATCAAACTTCCGATCGTAATGAATCCAAATTGCGATGACATTTCTCTTGAAGTCTTCATATTCATAATGCATTCCTTTCGGTGCTTTGTGAGGAAATTCAATCGTTGTCATAAACAGCGCGAAGACGATTCGGAGGATAACCCAGTGACAAATAATTGTTAAGAAGCAAATCACATTGTTCCTTTGTCAATTGCTTTGCTTCTTCCTCAATCAATTCCCATCCTGTGGTTGTCAATTCTTGAATGCGATAAAGTTGTGTCACGTTGTAAATGCCTCCAGAAGTCCAGATTCATAATCCTCTTGTAATGCAAACTTTTGTGCATTCACAATATTTTCCTTTAACTTATGATAATATTGTAGATAGGTTTCATTATCTTCGGCAGCGATCAAATCAAAACATTCATCATCATCTTTGGCAATCAAACTCCAGATTCCCCCATATTCACTTTGGGGCCAAGGCACGAAATGATCTACCAGATACAAATACTTTTGAGTCATTACCCTCACTTGTTTAACAGTCTTATAATAGCAAGAATTTTAGTATTTGTCAATAGGACACTTTTCAAACTGCCCACAATTTATTGGCAACTATTTTTTCCAGCGTAACCTTTTTAATTTTAAACATATCTGCTATTTCTTGATTTTTATATTTTTTGGAGGAGTGCATTTCTCTAATTTGTTTAACTTTTTCCCAATTAAGAATTGCTCTTCCGTTTTTATCTCCAGGTAAACTTTTTCTACTTGTATCCTCTCTTATTTTTCTCTCCTCTTGGCATTGTTTGATTTCATCTTCCGTTCTTGGTATGAGTCTACACCCCTTATGTTGAACTCTTTTCCCATAGAGAGTTTCGTGAAGATGCCCGGCATTTAAGTCGTGATTCCTACAATACTCCGATAGATTTTTAATGATTCGTCTTTCACCATCGGAAGTTTCTATCAAATACTCCTTACAATAATATTCTGGCGGTTGTCCTCCACCAGAAGAAAGATTGTATCCATTTTCTACTGTCTTATACTTCGCAATCCAATAGATTTCTTTCGCATTTAATTCAAGTAAATCGCATTCTTCAATAATTCCCCAAACAAATCCATCTCTACCATATTTTTGAAGTGCTTTCTGAAACTTTCCATTTGTATTCTTTTTCTTTGCATCTGTAAAGTGTCCAGATATTCGGTCACATAAAAGTTTTCTCTTTGTTTGACCAATATATTTTTTTCCTGTTGGAGTACAGTGAGCACAATAAATTTTGCCCATTGAAGACATAATTGCTCTGTGGTTGAGTGACACATTATTTATATAAGAAAAGGAGCATTTCTGCTCCTTCTCCACCTGCAGCGATGTCACTCAACTTTCAGGCATTGATATTTAGTAGAATATGTGAGATTTGTCAACTGTCGATTTAACTCAACTTGAACCTGAATCAAATGAGATTCTATCATCTGAGCATATGGATTCGTTTGCAGAAGTGACAGTAGACTCTCAATTTGTTGCTGAGCCAGAATCAGTTTGGTCTTTTCATTCATCGTTGCGAACAGCGATTGAATTGAATGCAAGCATCATAGGACTCAAACAACTTCTGGTCACGTTGAATCAGAAAGGCATTGTATCCAAAGAAAGCAATCAGAAACACAACACCGGTGACAATGTATTTGGGAGAGAGATTCATCAGCAAGCACCATGAAAAGGATTACCAAGTTGAGGCAGATCGGAATTATCACCCGTTTCAACATAACCCAGTGCCAAACGCTCACGAATCGCAAGAGTCTTCTCAACACGATTCAGAAACTTCTTGGAGATTTGATCGACACCTTTCCAAGACAGAACCTGCAAGCACCATTCCTGACTGATGTCACCATAGGGCGTCTTCACAGGATAGTATCCGACCAGCATCGTACCGTCTGCGGACTGGAGAGTGGGGAAGGTGGTCATGGGGTGTCCCTCGATTACCTCTGTATTATAGGTCAGAAGGACGGCACCACGTCGTTGCGTAGACCGGTTTGCGAAGTGTCCATCTGCTCCCAGAGCGAATACAATTTGTTATAGAGTGCCGCAGCACTTCCGTATTCCCGTGCAATTCGATGTTCTTCTCTGATGTCCAACAACTGCAGTGCAGATAGAATTACACCAATTTCATGCACATTCAGTTTTACAAAATCTTCAGTCATCGTTTTCAGATTCATCAAACGCAAGTTCCAGATAATTATAACCCAATGCTTGTCGCCCTGCATGAGTGCTGGTGTCAATTGTCACACCATTCTGTTGCAGTTTTTCAAGACGACGGTTGGTCGCATCATTCATCTTTGTTGTCCAGTAATAACTCATTGTTTTTCTCCAGTTGTATTCATAGGATTCACACCGACACTCTCACATCAATCTCTTTGATATTCAGCCCGCACAGTTGCTCATACACACGCTTGCAGATAATGTCAGTTGCTTTTTTTGCTTTCGACTTCTCATACCAGATGGTGCAGAGACCATCAAAGGTTTCAACACGAATGCGGTAGTTTTTCATTAGAAGCGGGCGTTTCCCTTGACTACCTCTGTATTATAGAGCAACACAGGGAACATCGCAGTGCTCCCTGTGCCAGTTTTTGAATTGGTCAGTTCAGGGCATCAAAGACAGTGCTTTGTGGTGTAATGTCCTGACACAACTCCCAGTAGGTTTGGTCAATCTCAAATCCAATATACTTACGGTCTGCTTTGATTGCCATTCTTGCCGTTGTGCCACTGCCCATAAATGGATCTAAAACAAGGTCACCAGGATTGGTCCAAGTGATAATATGATCGTAGGCAAGTTGCTCTGGCATGGTAGCAGGATGCTCATATGCTCTTTTATTGGATTGTCCAAATCCACCACTATTCTTGATTTTCCAGATATTCGTACGAGCACCAAACTCCTTGATTTCTTTTGTCTTTTCGTCTGTAATCTCCAGACTTCCATCCTTCTTCCGAGCACGTGCATTTCCCCAGGACTTATGCCCTGCCCAGGCATTTGGTTTGTCCATGATAATATTCACCGTCTTGGGTTTGCCTTTGCTCAGAATAAAACAATACTCAAATGCCTGCGAATAGCGCAGCGACTTTTCACCAGCAGCAAAAGCAATTCCTGTCTTTTCGTAAATCATGGTATCGTGCAGACGCAATCCACACTCATCCATAAAGTAAAGTGCCTGGCGAAAACTACTTCCAGTTTCGCCACCATCAATTGTTGCATCCCCAACATTCCACATGATAACACCACCAGGTTTCAATACTCTGGCAAGTGCTTGTGCAACATCTTTAAAGACATTAAAGTCCCACTTAGAAGAATCGTTATACGTTCTTAAATCATCATATGGAGGAGAGGTTACACACAAATCCACAGATTCTGCATTCATGGCATTCATGCCATCAACACAGTTATCATTATAAACTCGGTTTGTCTCCATAGTCATCTAAGATTGAAACTACTATTATAGCAGATTAGCAGGCAAATGTAAGCCCTCCGATTGCAGCACCTGCAGCAGTTGCCCAACCATAATTATCAGGATATGCGCTTGCAGCTGCGCGACCGATTGCACCACCCAAAACAGTTCCTAACAAAGTTCTGGTAGGATTGCAGTTTGGATTTGTTGCTCTGCCATATCCATAACCACCATATCCATATCCGCCGCCACCATAATACTGATTGGTAGGTCTCCAACCTTGATTTACAGCGTTGCAAGGAACGTTATATGCTTGCACACTCACACCACCAGGAATGTAATTGCCATATCGATCATATCCACCAGGTCGATACACTTCCTGATTTTGAGTACAAACCGCAAACTGATTCACCTGCTGAGCAAAAACGGGGCTGGGCAGCACCAGCAGGGCAGAAAGTAAGTACTTCATTTGTTTAGTGCGTAGTAATAGTAATTATACACCAACCATCAGGCGGTTGGGGAAAAACTGTGCCACTTGTGAATTCGTCCACCCGTTATTCTCAAACAAATACTCCAGATATAGGGTTTCTTCTTGCTCCCGTGCCTCTATTTCGTGACCTTGTTCCCAATAATCCACATTTTCCATACATTCTTTACCATAATACATTTTTCCACGCTTGGACCGCAGAGAACCGACTACCCACTGCCGCAGGTGGACCAATTCGTGTAAAAGAGTTTTTATATACAACTCCTCTTCCATATGAGTCTGAAGTTCAATCAGAAACTCACGGGGGCGATAGGATTCCCCCACATAGTCACAGTAACCATAAACTGCCTCACGTTTCAGACCACGGTGAAGAATCTCCACATCAATTTTATGACGGGGCAGAAAACGATTCAGAAACCAAGTGGTAACGTCCTCACAGAGAAGTTTAGAATAACCGTATCCAGACATTTCAAGGTAAGACATTGACCCCAGTGCAAAAACCAAAGGAAGGACGAAACAAACAGAAGTTTTTCTTTACCAGTCATCGGGCAATCACATCCAGAGACTCCAGCAGCATCATCGCAAGTTCCATACGATTGTCTTCATCAACCACAGGAATGTTAGCATCCACAAATTCTGAAGCAAGTTGAGCAAAGAGTTCCATTGTCCTCTCATCAGAAAATACAGATGTGGCAAACTCACTCTTGAATCCGTCACGCAGCAGTCGCAGGGACTTGGTGATGGTCAATTCACGGATTTCGTTGGCGTAAGTCATTTTAAGGAATTGTTGAGTTGGAATAAACATCAGCGAGCGTACAAATAAGAACCTGCCCAGTCAGCGTGTTGAAGCAACCATTCACGCTGCTCAATGATACGAAGATCGTAGCGAACACCTTTGGCAGGCGCTTTCCAAGAAGCAGACTTGTACACTTGACCAGTCTTCTTATCCACAAATGCGTGGACAGAGCGTGAACCATTCGCATTCATAATGATTTTGTGATACTTCCGACCCGTTTCGGGGTAGAAGTCATAATCAGAAATGCCCCGCTTCAGTTTCTCAATGCAGGCATCATGATACTCTACATCAGAGGTGCGAAGTTGATGACTCCGAATAGAGTAATCAATGTAATTCTGGCGCAGTGCCTCACAGAGAGCGTAAGTGTGCCCCAGGACAGCAGCAGCGATGTCTTTCCGTGCCTCAGCAGCAGCGGCATAGTCAGCGAAGGTGGTGGTCATTGCTTGGTTGCGTATGTGCTTATTATAGGGCATCCTAGAGGGGTCTCTAGGGGTCAGTATGCCAGTTCGGAATCTGGCACCCAAGAGTCATCATCTTCAAGGTATCCCATCCAGTCTTGGGGGTCAGACTCATACATTGCGATTTCCCGCAGTTCGTCAATCAATTCAGACAAATCCATAAGAAACCCTCAGATACTTGATTATTATAGCAGAAAGCGGACTAAGCCGCCAGTGCTCCAGAAGGAATCTCTACAACTTCAAGGTAGGTTTCATGCCAGTCGCAAGTGTCATAGCACAACCAACCTTCTTCTTGAGTATAAACATAACCATACTCTTCACCGTTTTGAAGAAACTCACCCAGATTAGCATCAAGGCGAGGAGGGCAATCTTCACCGCGATAAGAGTAGTAGTTAGCACCATACTGGGTTTTCTGATCGGACCCGAACACTTCATCGGTCCAGGCACAAGACATATCACCACCATCAATCAGGTCGGCAGCAAGTTCTTTGCTATTGTAGTGCGTCTTCAGGATGCGACCCAACCAGGAAGGCATCCCGTCCCAGTGATGATAACAACTGAGCACACTTCCATCACTTAACTCAATTCCAATCCTGCTTCTTGTAGCTATGAGAGGTTCCTCAAATCAACAAATGTATTATAGGGCATCCAGAGCATCCTACAAAGCATCCTGTGCCACTTCTTCAACTGCCACAAGGTCTTTGTATCTTTTCCACTCACCAAGTTGTAATTTTCTTAATGCAAGTTTATTATATCCGTTTTTTATTCTCCAAGGTTGAAGTGCTTTAACAATTTCAACTCTACCATCATTATAAGTTATTTTCCAAGTTTTTGCTCTTGGATTATTGGCACCACTTACATCTAATCCATTTTTATATCTTTCTTTCATCATTTGACGATTTATTTCTTTTTGATGTTCTGGTATAGTTCCACCTTTATTCCAAGCAGGAACACCCTTTCCACCTTTACCACCATCACTCATATTTCTCAAAATACCTGTTCCTAAATCTTTTCTTCCAAGTATTTCAATTATATACATTTCGTGTTTATATGCCTGCTCTTCTGTCAAGTTCTTCTTAAGAATGAGTATTTTGTCTTTTTCTGGAGGAGTAAAATATCCACCTCTAGATTTACTTCTCCAGTGTTTTCTATAAGCTCTATCACCTTTTCCCTTACCAATATAATAAGGTGTGCCGTCTTCACGCAAATAAGCGTAAGTGTAGTATTCCATCTGCTTTATTCGTGGTTAAAGATATTTATACAAGAAAAGGGTCATAAAGACCCTTCTCCCGCTTAAACAACCACGAATAAGCATCAATATTTAGTTGTCCTTAATTTTCATAAACCCTACACTCTAGGGCATTAGGGTTGGAATCACAATAAAGCTCCAACGCATTTGGATCGTGTAAATCTTCTGGATGATGTTCTCTGTATGCCTGCAGAGCTTTCAATTCTTCTTCAGTATGTCTTCTTGCTTGTGGTGATATTTGAGGATCATCCAGAATACTAATATCTTTCTGAATGTGTTGATCGATATTGTCCATTGTTTTATGTCTGGTTAATGTATTTATTTTTTACTCACTTAGAGAGCTACCTCTCCAGTTTTTTGGAGCGGGAGGATCACACTTGCCTTCAAGGGAGCGAACCATCAATTCAGTGAATTTTTCCATTTTTTCCGCACAAACTGATGCTGGATTGTCGTTAATTGCATTCTTAAGTGCAACCAATTCATTCCATTCTTCATTTGTAAGAATTTCTGTGCTGGTTTTTGAAAGTGTCATAGTGTTTTTGCAACGTGTCCCAATGTTAGCATTCTAACATATTATTAATTATAATTTTAACAATTTCTTTGGGATTGTTTTACAATTTTTAGTTTTTAATGCGGCGTCCCTTATAAACTCCGTAAGTTTCCAAATACTTCACATCCAGTTCAACAATTAAAATTAAACGATCTTGTGTTCCTTTATGTTCTACAGAATGTCGGTAAGGACCACTGTTTTTGAATGCTAATAGTTTTCCCTCTTCCCAAGTTCTTGTTTCTTCACCAACAGTTACTGTTGCATTAGTATCACAGCAAAGACCGAGGTGAACATTCATTCTGTGAATACCATCACTAATTGGATGAATATGTGGTTTAATTTCAACACCAGGAGATGCAATCGTAAAATATGCATTTAAAATAATTTTCTTTTTGAAGAAATCCTTTAA